CTCGAAAGGAACACCTACAAGCGGCTCACGCTACTTGTAAAGAGCCTTCCAACGGAGCAGTCGGGCACGCCCTCCCATAAGGGAGCACGTACCCACCGACACCGTGGAGGCGGTATGTCTCCACTCCAACAGGTCTGGACAACCTGTTGGAGCGGTCTTGTCCTATCTGGCTGGGATTCTATGCGCGTGGCTTGGCACCTTCACTCCTGGGTGGTCAAGACAGTCCCCTCACGGGGGCTGGCCTTTACCGTCAAGGAGCTAAAGGTGCTTTGCCACAACGTCCGCGGGTCGGCCCTGCACTCCAAGAGGTGGAAGAACGCGCCGTGCAACATCCGGACGGATGTTGTCGACACGCTCTGCCGCCTGGCAGTGCGCCGACCCGAGGATGGTTTCGCCTTCACTCGACTCTCGAGGTCGTTGCCTGAGCCTCCCCAACGGGAGTGCGTCAGGCACCTTCAAGCAGCCAAGTTGACGGCGAGCGCAGAGTTTCCCACATCGGCTGCCGCCTTGGATTCCCTTCGGAGCTTCGTTGCCCTCGCGCCCGGCGTGAGCGGCAACGGAGTCCTCCGTCATCCTAGGCGGCTTCCCTCCTCCAGTTCGTCCTGTCTCGAGTGGCCTGCCACTCGAGGCGGGATCGATGGCTACCTGGAGCATCTCGGGCACATGTGTGAGGAGACTGGGGCGACCCAGGCCTCCTTCCATGCCTACGCTGGGGACTCTCTCGGCGGCTTCTGTCTTAGGAAGGCGTCGGTGGTCCTGCGGCCATGTGCTGGAGTTGCTGCAGACCTTAGGGAATCTTATCGCTGTGCGGGGTTGCTGTACCTCAGGTCTCAGGGGAAACCCTTTGGCATGAAGGCAACCGCGCTCAGAGCTCCTGGATACAAGGTTCGGGTGGTTGGTGTCCCCGACTGCTTGACCTTTGTTGAAGGGAGCTGGACTCGCTCGTCGTTGCGCTGGTTGGCTCCTGGCCACTGGCGTATTGACGGCGAGTCCCGTAGGATTCCCGGCGGAATGCACTACCGTGAGGGGAGGCGGTTCGCGTCCTTGGACTTGTCCAAGGCCACAGACGGTCTCTCCCACGCGGCAGTCCGGGTAGTCATCGAAGGGCTCGCAGTGCGTGGTCTCATCCGTCCTGCGGATTTGACCATGTCGCTGCGATCCCTCGGATTGGAGAGAGGAGCGACCTGGAGCTTCCCTGACCTTGGTGACAAGATCGGGGAAGGGTCGTTCCTCAGAGGGAGTCCGATGGGCACACCTCTCAGCTTCGTTGTGCTCTCTTGGGTGAATGCCTGGGCCACCAGTGCATTCGGTCGGGCGATCACCCACGGTGACGACGCGGTCGGTCGCTACAGGCCGGGCTCCTCGGAGCTCAGTCTGTACGCCTCGCGTGTGTCTTCCGTGGGTGCGTCGCTCAACAGGGAGAAGACCTTCAGGGCAGACCACTCGTGGACTGCCTGTGAGATCCTCGCCCTCCCAAGGGAGTACAACGAAGACGGAATGTCTCTCTTCTTCCCCCCCTCCATTCCTCCGCCGGCCCTTCGGGCGCCAGTGGAGGCGGACCAGAGGCTCGAGAACCTCTGGTTGCGTCGGATGGAGAGGATTATGAAGAGCCGC